TGTGATTGTTCGCGTTGGTGACCCTAATATGGAAATCAAACGTGATGACCCTAATCGCCGGAAAAGTTTTCGTGCTCGTCACAACTGCGAAAATCCCGGCCCTAAAACAAAAGCCCGATACTGGAGCTGCAAGATGTGGGAAAGAGGTAAGTCTGTCACTGATTATACTAAAGGTTCTGCCAACTCAGAGTGGGACGGTAAACAGTTATGGGACCAAGATGAGCTTTTAAGAATTAATCCTGCGTTAGCTGCTGCCGACGAAGAAGACTGCGGCTGTGGCAATGGTTGTGGTTGTGAAACATCTGAAGCTAATGGAGAAGAAAACGTCGAAATGGCAAAATCTCAACTCAAAAAAGCTAGTGAACAACTTTTAGAGGTTATTGATATCATGGCTTCCCAGCAAGAGGTTGAAGGCTGGGTTTTATCTAAGGTTACTAAGATTGAAGATTACATTGATGCTATTTATGGTTATTTAAAATATAACGAAGAAGCCGAAGAAGAAATGGGCGTAACCGAAAGTTCAGAACAAAAAGAAAATTAATTTATGAAAGATTATAACGAAAATTTAGAAGTTTCTTTCGCTGAGTATGGCGAAGATGAAGCTGGCATTAAAGATGAATTTATGACATCATGCTCTATGGATGATGCTATGTTCGTTAACACTGCAGGTCTTAGCCAAGATGATACTATGGCTATGTGCGCAATGCAATACATGAAAATGCGCCCAGATCTTCTAGCTGGCGAAGGTGGTCTAACAGAAAAGCAAAAGACTCTTCCTCCTGCTCTTCAAAAAGCAATCCTTGACAGAATGAAAAAACAAGGTAAGCTTGAAGAAGAAGATGTAGAAGAATCTGATGCTACTCAGATTGCAGTTTTTCCAGATAAAGAAGTGCCTGTTGATGAAGTTGGTACGCCTTTTGAAGATATGAGACCTATCAATGAAGAAGGCTACAAGATTGATGAAAAACTCAAGAAAGAAGCCGAAGATAGCAAGCTGAAAAACCCCGGCTTACAATCAGTTTCCCCTCCTCAAGCATAACCCGCACCTAGAGCCCCCGAAAGGGGGCTCTTTTTTTGTTGACATATCCTCTTAGAGTAGTATTATGTACGTATGGCAAAACCCCCATACCGAAAAATAATTGAGAAGCATCTAGGCTTATCACAGAAAAAAGGATTTTGGGGTAAAGAAACCAAGCTACTTAAAGACTTGATTGCCATGTACCCTGATGTTGATTTTTGGCTAAAGACAGAATTTAGACCAAAGCTTCAATCCTTTGCACAGTTATTGGCTTTTCCTCTTGATGAAAAGTTGAGGTGCAAATATAGAGACTTTTATTTTGTTTCCCCTAAAGACGAAGAGATCAAACTAAATAAGCGTAAATCAGGTCAAGATATTGTTAATAAAGTTAAACCTACATCTATAAGGAGTTTTTTAAATGGCTAGAACTAAATCAAAAGTTGAGGAACCTGAGAAGTTAAATATAAACGAAAAATTATCTAACTTCCTGAAAGAAAATGCTAAAGACCACTATAACTTTGAAGAAGATATAGATTATAAAGTTTCTTCTGGTAGTTTACTTGTGGACTTTGAGTTGGGAGGTGGATTTGGCCCCGGTCTTCATAGGTTCACAGGAATGAATGAGGGAGGCAAAACTTCCGAAGCATTGGAAGTTATGAAGAACTTCCTAAAGACTGTACCTAACGCTAGAGGCTTTTACATCAAAGCTGAAGGTAGACTCAGCCCAGACATGAAAAAACGCTCTGGCGTTGAATTTACAAGCAATCCTGATGAATGGAGAAACGGCAACTGTTTTGTGTTTGAGTGCAATATGTATGAAACTGTTGTTTCTGCTCTCAGGGATTTGGTAGTTAATGAATCAGAAATAAAATATTGTTTTCTTTTAGATAGTGTCGATGGATTGCTGACTAAAAATGATGCTACCAAAAGCTTTGAAGAATCCCGTAAGGTTGCTGCTGGAGCTGTTCTTGCTGCAGACTTTATGAAGAGAGTTAGTATTACTTTAGCCAAACGTGGTCATATGGCTATCTTTATTAGTCAAGTTAGAGCAGATATTCAACTTGATCCATACAGCAAAGCCCCCATACGGCAAACTACAGCTACCGGAGGTAATGCGCTGCTGCATTTTGCTAATTACATTTTGGAATTTGAACCTAGGTTCAAGAGTGATCTTATTCTTCAAAAGCCTAATGAAAAATATGACCCTCAAAAGAATAACTATATAGGTCATTATGCTAAGATCACTGTTAAGAAGAGCCCGAATGAGAAGACAAATTCTGTAATCAAATACCCTATCATTTACGGGCGCACCGGAGGTAAAAGCATTTGGAACGAAAAAGAAATTCTAGATATGCTTTACCTGTGGGGCTATGCAGAAAAGAAAGGCGCATGGATCAGTTTTTCTGAAGATCTTCGTAATGATATGCAAGCTGCCGGTATTGAGATGCCAGAGACAATTCAAGGTGAACCTAAATTCAATGCATTCATTGAAGAGAATGAAAATATAAAAGATTATCTGATTAAATATTTTCGTGATCTTGTTTTGCCTCAATGATATTCAAGACATTATATGGATCTACTAGAAAGCTAAAAAAAGCTTCTGCTTACAGGGTAGACTGGCTGAAGGGTAGCCGGAGTAAATTCCAAAAGAGAATAAAAAATATTCTTTATTCTTATTGGGAAAACCACATTGTCTTTGAAGAGTTTCCTATCGTAGGAACACGCTTGACACTAGACTTCTACAATGCTACTTTGAATATCGCTATAGAAGTCCAAGGCCGTCAACACACTGAGTATGTTGAGTTTTTCCACGGCAAAAGTAAGCTTAATTACCTTAAGCAGCTCAAAAGAGATCAGGACAAGCTAAATTTTTGCGAAATCAACGATATTAGTCTTGTAGAGATACACGATGAGGATGATGTAGAATATTTGCGTAAAATGTTAACCAATGGCCTATAAAAGTGTAATATATAGTATGGACCAAAAAGAAAATTCTAAGAATGGGGTGCCTGAAGTTTTATTGGATAAACTTTATGAGTTTACTAATAACGGGCAACAAGGTGGGTTCATTTTGGCTTATGTGGATAACAATGGCGCTGTGTCGATCAATTGTAAGGTTGGATCGCAAGTTGTAGAGTTAGGGTTGAGGAAGTCTTTGGAGAAATTCTTAGACCAGCTTGAGCTTAACGAATGCTCAGTTATGCAACAAGACCAAGATGAATTAGAATAAAAAATGATATACAGTAAAGATCTTGAACAGCAATTGCTTGCTGGTCTAATTAAATACCCTGAACAGTATGGGGATATTGCTGACTTTATTTCTGAAAAAGATTTCGCTTCTTCAGACAATGCAGTAACATCTACTATTTATGCTGCATTAAAAACCTTCTGCGAAAACGGTAAAGGTGTTGACCATGTGGTTCTCAGCGAAAAAATAAAATCTTTAGGATTTTGCTTCGCTCAAAATATTTCCATTAGTGATTACCTTTATTCTTTATCTCTCAGAAAAGTAGACAAAAAGCAAATTAGCGAGATAGCTAAAGAGCTTAAGAAATATACTGTTAGAAGAGAGATCTATGAAGCTGCTAAAAAAACAGCAGAAACAATCAAAAGTCTTGATCCTAATTCTTCCTTTAACACCATCATTGAAGCCGCAGATAAAACTTTCAATGAGAAAATCGATGTATTTGATTTAACAGAAGATAATTTTTCCAATATATACGGAGAAGAAATGAAAGAATACATTGAATTTTTAGGTAATAATCCTAAAGAAGAGATGGGATTTATGGGGCCATTTGAACCTATGAATGATATGTATGGTTCATTGCTAAGGCCGGGTAACATTACTGTAGTAGTCGCAAGATCTGGTGTAGGTAAAACAAGATTCTGTTTAGATTATTGCACAAAAGTTTCTGAAAAGTACAATGTACCTGTGCTTCACTTTGATAACGGTGAAATGAGCAGGAACGAACTTATGATTCGTCAGTGCGCTGGACTTTCTGGCGTTAGCACTCACTTGTTAGAAACCGGACAATGGAGGCAAGCCGGTGATGAAGTTGTCAACAAGGTAAGAGCTGTTTGGGATCGAATTAAAGATCTTAAGTTTTACTACCATTCTGTTGGAGGTTATTCTTTGGAAAAAATGGTTAATGTCTTAAAAAGATTTTATTATTCTAAAATCGGCAGAGGCAACAAGATGATTTTTTCATTTGATTATATTAAACCTGTTGATGACCCAACCAAGGCTGAATGGCAAAGCATTGGTCATATGGTTGATACTTTTAAAAGGACCATTCAGAGGGAGATTTTGGTAGATGGAGAACCGGTTATACCCATGTTTACCAGTATCCAGAGTAACCGGTCAGGTATTGTTACCAACAGGCAAGCTAGAGACCTTAATGATGATGAAGGTATTGTTAGCGGCTCAGATAGGGTGACTCAATATTGTTCACATCTTTTTATTCTACGCGAAAAAACAGCCGATGAAATAGTTCAAGAAACAGAGCGTTTCGGAACTCACAAATTAATTCTTACTAAATCAAGACACTTAGGCAGACAACCTGCCCGTG